ATACGAGCTCAGGGTCGTCTCGCAGGCGGGCGCACTGTTGTCCAGCGCGCAGATCGCCGCCATCATGACCGGCAAGCACGCCCGCCACGAGCAGCCGACGGCCGCCCGCTACGTCGGCGCCCTCGATGTCGCCGGCGACGCCGCCACGCCCGAGAGCCGGCCCGACGCCCAGGTCCTCACCATCGCCGCCCTCACCCACGACGACGCCGGCAACCCGGTCCTCGAGGTAGCCGCCATGTACGAGCTCGGCAACCTCCGCGAAGACATCACCCGCGACACCGTGACCACCACCGCCCGCCGCTGGAACCTTGCCCACCTCGTCATCGACGCCACCGGCATCGGACACAACACCGCCCTCGAACTCAGGCGCCGCCTGGGAGACTCCCACGTCACCCCGTTCAAGTTCACCCAGGAGAGCAAGAGCCGCATCGGCTTCGCCCTCATCAGCGCCGCGTCCACCGGCCGCCTCCGCATGTACGCCACCCCCGACGACGAGCGCGACGAGCTCACCCGGCAGCTGCGCGCCGCCCGCCGCGAACTACTGCCGAACGAACGCATAGCCTGGTCGGTCCCCGACACAGCCGGCCACGACGATCACCTCGTATCACTCGCGCTGCTGACCGAAGCGGCCGAGCTCGCCGGAGCGCCCCGTCTGGCGCGCGGACGTTAGGAGAACCCACCATGTTCGACCCCACCAAGCCCATCCCGCCCCAGCTCGAAAAGCTCGACAGCGAGCGCCGCGCACCCTACGCGGCCCGCATCCGCTTCTACGACGGCAAACAGTGGGACACCGCGCTACGCCCCCGCGAGCGCCGCGTCACCATAAACTACGTCAAGCCCTTCGTCCGCAAGACCGCCAGCTACCTCCTGTCCGGCCGCTCCTTCGCCGTCGACCCGGTCCAGGACGCCGGCAAAGCCGCCGCCGTCGAGCGCGACATCGACGCCGCTGCGCGCGTCGAGGACCTTCTACGCGACATCCACGACGCCAACGGCATCGACGATCTCGACTTCGGCGCCGAGGTTCGCACCGCCATCGCCGGCGATGGCGCCTACAAACTCACGTGGTCACCCGGGCGGAACATCCCCGTAATCAGCGCCCCCGACGTTGCCAACCTCTGGTGGTACGCACACCCGTCCGACCCGAATCAACTCGCCTTCGTCGCCCACCGTTACCCCGCACCCGTCACCATCGGCGCCGCCGCTGCCGAACTCCCCGCCCAGCTCCGCGCCACGCCCGCCAGCCCGGGAAAGCCCCTCACCGTCACCGAGGTCTGGACCGACGACCGCCTCGAAACGTGGCTCGGCCCGCAGAAGATCGCAGAGCAGCCCAACCCGCTCGCCCGCATCCCCTTCGTCATCTTCCCCAACCTCCTCGACCCCGCCACCGGCTGGGGTTCGAGCGACGTGGCCGACCTCATGGACGTGCAGCGCGAAATCAACCGCACCGTTACCCAGCTCAGCACCATCACCGAGCTCAGCGGCAACCCGATCGCAGTCCTGGAGAACGTCAGCGACAGCACCGACATCGGTGTCCACCCGGGCGCGGTGTGGGAACTCCCCGAGAAAGCAAAGGCCTACCTCCTCGACTTGCTCGCCGGCGGAGGCGTGAACGTCGTCCTGGAGTACCTCAGCCGCATCCTGCAATCGATGCACGACCTTGCCGAGATACCCCGCGCCAGCTTCGGAGAACTCCCCGGCACCATCAGCGGCGAAGCCCTTCGCGTGCAGCTTGACCCCCTCGTCAAACTCGTCGACCGAAAGCGCGCAATCCGGACCCGCGCCTACCGGCAGCGCGCCGAACTCATCCTGCAGATGGTCGCCACCTACGCGCCCGGCACCCTACCCGCCACCCTCGACCGCATCGCCCGCGTCCGCCTCACATGGGGCGACGTGCTCGCCGCCGACCGTTCGAAGCTCGTATCCGACGAGGTCGCCCTAATAGGCATCGGTGTACACTCACGTGCAGATGCCGCCGACCGGCTCGGAGATCGAGACCCCGAAGGGCAGTTCGACCGCTGGCTCGACGAGCAGCAGCAGATCGGGAGCGTGAACAATGCCGGACCCCGAGAACCCGACCCCCGCCGAGGATAAGGACGCCATCATCGCGCAGCTTCGCGACCAGCTCGGCACCGTAACCGCCGAGCGCGACGCCGCCACCGTCGCCAGCCGCGCCGCCGTGACGAAGTACCGCGAGACGCTCACCGCCTCACACCCCGCGATCCCCGCCGGCCTCATCGCCGGCGAAACACTGGAGCAGGTCGACGGCTCGCTTGCCGCCGCACAAACGATCGTCGACCAGGTCCGCGCTTCGATGCAGCCGGCTGGTGCCCCGGCAGCAGGCGACGGGTCGGCGCCGGGCGGTCCTCCACCGGCGCCGGCGTCGCCACCCACCAGCCTTCCCGGCGTCCAAACACTCGCCACCCGCCCAAGTTGGGCAGGACTCTCACCCACACAGAAGATCACCGCCGGCCTCAGCAACGGCCGGCCCGAATAGCGAGGAGCTGACCGAATGTACCTGCTTGCCGAGGCCGAGAAGTACGCACAAAACCAGCTGCTCGCCGGCGTGGTCGAGACGATCATCAAGGACTCCCCCGCGCTCGAGCTCCTTCCCTTCGTCGAAGTCGTCGGGAACAACCTCAAGTTCCTCCGCGAGAGCGCGCTCCCTGACATCGCCTGGTACGCGCCCAACGACACGTGGGGAGAGGACACGCAGGACGCCACCGAGGTAACCGTCGACCTCAAGATCCTCGGCGGCGACGCCGACGTAGACGCCTACCTCCAGCGGACACGCTCGAACCCCAACGACCTCCGCGCCGAGGCGATCGCGTCGAAGGCGAAGGCCCTCGCACACGCGTGGCAGGACGTGTTCATCTACGGCAGCGAGACCGCCGACTCGAAGAAATTCGACGGCCTCCACCGCATCATCACCGCCGACCTCACCGGCCAGCAGGTACACATGGGGTCGGGCTCAACCGGCGCCGCCGGCACGCTCACGAAGCTGGACGAGATGATCGACCTCATCAGGCCAGGGAAGCCCGACTTCCTGATGATGAGCCGCCAGTCACGGCGCAACATCTCCACCCTCCGCCGCAGCCAGGGCCCGACGCTCGACACCATCGTCACGAACTTCGGCACCCGCGTCAGCGCCTACGACGGCATCCCGATCTTCGTGAACGACTTCCAGAGCAACGCCGAAACCATCAGCAGCGCCGCCTTCTCCGCTCAAACCGGCGGCGCCACGACCTCCGTGTTCGCCGTGAAGGTGGGCGACGGCGCCCTCGTCGGCCTCGAAGCCGGCGGCATCACGCACGAAGACATCGGCAAGCTCGAAACCCGCGACGCCACCCGCGACCGCATCAAGTGGTACACCGCGATCGCCGCCCTCGGAACCACGTGCATCGCCCGGCTCGACGGCATCACGAACGCGGCATTCACCAACTAGGAGCGTCCCATGGCAGCCAACAATCTCCGGCTAGGCGACATCCCCCTCGTGTTCAACCTCGTCGACGCCGCCGAGGCAGACACCGAGGCGGGTCTACCCGTCCCCGGCAACGCGAACGTGACCGACGCCCCCGGTTACGTCATGCCCTGCGCCGGCTACATCGTCGGCGTCTCCGCGACCAGCGCCCAGGCGTCCGGCTGCACCGCCACCGTCACACCGAAGATCAACAGCACCAACGTGACCGGCCTCAGCGCCGTGTGCACCAACTCCGCCCCCTCGGGCTACGACCTCGGCCACGCCCAGGAGCACAGCAGCCAGAAGTTCGCCGCCGGCGACGTGGTCAAGTGCATGTACATCACCACCGACGGCGGCAGCTACACCGTGAAAGACATCGCCGCAATCGTCTGGATTCGCCCCGCGCTCTACGGCTAGCCGCTCCTAACCCCAGGCGGATACCTCGAGGTGGTCGGATTTTCCGACCACCTCGACCATTCCACGGTCGGATTTCCCCACCATCCCCGAACCTGCCGCGGCCCGCTCACCCCATCCCGAGGCCTGTCACGATCTCCGTTGTCGTCTGGATCGTGAGTAACCCCGCCACGGGCCGGACCGGACACCACGATCATGACCGCGCTACACTGCCCGCATGGCAGGCTCAGTAGTTCAGGGCATCTTCACCTACGGGCAAAACCCCACCAACGGCGCCAGCGTCAAGCTGTGGGGTAAATCCGAGTTCGCAGACCCCGGCCCCGCTTACGACACCGCGCTCCCCGTGTCCGGACAGGTCGGGTCGACCGCCACGTCTGGCACCACGCACGGCGGCACCGGCGCCTATCGGTTCGTCGGCGTCGACCCGGGCGACTACTGGCTCAGCGCCGAATACGACGGACACATCGCCTGGTCCGCCGTCCACGTCGGCAGCCCGGAGAACCCCATCGCACCCGTAACGAACACCCCGGCCGGCGACGTCACCACCAGCGGCACCACCGAGGCCGACGTCGCCAGCGTCACCCTCACCGCTCCACGCGTTGCCGGCCAGATCCTCGTCATCGGCGTCCTCGACATCCGGAACAGCACCGTGCCAGGCGACGCATTCAAAGCCCGCATCTACGTCGGAGGCGTAGAGAAAGCCAACGCCGTCGTCAACACCGTAAGCGCCGCGAACGGCGGGAACCACGTCACCCTTGCCGCCGTGGCCGCCGTCGCCGCCTCGGCCGGCCAGATCATCAAGACCACCATCCAACGGACCAGCGGCACCGGCGTCGTCACATGCGCCGGGACCCGCTGCGGCCTCTCGTGGATCATCATCCCCAACGCAGACACGACCGCATGACGCTGGCGATGCCGGCCGACGACCCCACGATCGCGACCCTCGAAGCCAGGCTACGCGTCGACCTCGACGACCCCGACGACGAACTATGGACCGAGGCCGAGCTCGAGCGGTACATACAGCGCGCCGTCCGCGAATACTCCCGGGCCTATCCGCTGCCCCAGCAGACCACGCTCGCCACCGTCGCCGGCTCCCGCATCGTCGACGCCAGCACGCTCACCGACGTGGTCCGAATCGACCGCGTCGAATGGCCCACCGGCGAGTATCCCCGCCAGCTCGTGCCCTTCACCTGGTTCGAAGCGACCGAGGAGATCGAACTACTCGGCTCGAACGAACCGGACGCCGTCGACGACGTTCAGGTCGAGTGGGGGACCATGCACGCCTGCGACTCGAACAGCTGCACCGTCCCCACCCGTGACATCGAGCTCATCGTCTCCGCCGCAGCAGCCTACGCCCAGACCGCCATCGCCACGTCCGC